AGGGTAAGTTTAAAAAGGATACTGCCGAGTTGAAGGGGCTTTCCGACATGATCACCGACACTCTAACCCCAGCCTTTCAATCTTTCTTTGATACAGTCGCAAACGGGGGAAATGCATTTAAGTCTTTCGCCAATGCGGCTGGGCAAGCGCTGATTGCACTTATTGAGAAGCTGGCTATTGCGGCAGTTCTTTCTTTAATACTTTCTTCCATTACCGGTGGTGGGGCTGCAATAGGCGCCGCCAGTGGTGGGTTTGCAGACATCTTCAAGTTCCTTTCCGGATTTGGGGGCGCAAAAGCCGGGGGCGGCCCTGTTAATGCGGGGCGTGGGTATCTGGTGGGGGAAAATGGCCCTGAGTTTTTCCGGCCAAATACAGGCGGCCAAATTGTTCCTAATCACGCCCTGGGTGGAGGCATATCGAGTGGCGGTATGCGGGTGGAGATTGTCGGAAGTACAGTCATCCGGGGAATGGATCTCATTCAGATTCTCACAATAGCCAATCAATCTAAATCAAGGTTAATTTGAGCCAGTACGGAATAGTATATCGGATGGAATTTTTAAACGCTGAAAACTTTACCATCAGGGTAAATATTTCACCTACCGATATTTTAATCGGAGACGCAGAAACCCCGCAGATAATTACTTTAACCGGTTCGGGAACCCCGGTGGTGGTTTCGGCATCAAATAACGATGAAGATAAATTTACCCAGATAAGAAGTAAGTCCGCAAAGATTCAATTTGTTTCTGACAGCTCAATGGGGCTTGATAGTGCAACTTTCTCCCAGGGGGCAGATGATCTTTGGGTTTGCGATATTATTTTACAAGATACCCCGGCCTACATTTTACGGGGCTTTTTAATGATGGCTGATAATCAGCAACCCTTCCAACCGGATCCAAATTATGTTACACTTACGGTTACGGATCATCTTGCGGCCCTGAAAGAAGTGGCCTGGGTGGATTACGCTGGAGCCAACCCGATAGGGAAATATAAAGTAGGGGTTTGTGCGGCCTTTGCACTTTTAAAAACCGGGTTGGCACTTAATATGAAAGTGGTGAATAATCTTCGGGCGGGGTCGGGCCAGTTCACTATGTCAGCTACCTTCCTGGGGGGAGGGTTCAATACGATAACGGTTGCAGATACAAAAATATTCTACGCCGGTCAGCACTTACTTATAACGGGTACGGTTTCAAATAACGGGGCTTTATTTGTCGAGTCAGTAGATTCATCAACTCAGGCAAAGGTAATAAATTCGTTGGTTTCTGAGGGGCCGGTGAGTACAACTTTTACCGATGATAATTCTACAGGCCATTGGTACGATAAGATTTATTTAGATGCAAAGACTTTTGAAAAAGAGATTGGGCTGAGTGAAGATTGTTATACAGTCCTGGAGAAGATTTTAGGGGAGGATTGTTATATAACCCAATGGAAGGGGGAGTGGTGGATATTCCGGGTAGATGAGATGGAGGATAACCCGGTGTATGTGGGTACGTTTGATTCAAACGGGTTGTATGTTTCAACTGCCGCCGGTACTCAGTATGATTACAGTGTGGGGTTTGTGGAAGATTCAAAGTTTGCCAATGCAGATACCTTGCTCAGATTTGTCCGGCCCCATCAATTTATAAAAGAAACTTTTAGATTTGATCAGCCTTTAGAGGTTCCCTGTAATTCTAATTTTGTAAGGGGAGCTTTAAACACAACAATAAGTCCATTTGAGAAAAGATACGATTTGGATTGCTGGACTTTGCGGGCCGGGTTCCCTGGCGGGTATATTTCTGTTGACGGATGTACGGTTTATATTCAAAGAAATTTTAATGCAAATAATTATGAATCTGAAAGATTTGTTGTACTTACCCCAAGAACAACCAATGAATCCGGATCATCCCAACCCACCTATATTGAATCATCAGCTATCCCGGTTTTAATAAACGATAAGTTCACTACCGAAATAGATTATAGGCTTGTTTCTTTTACAGCGGGGTTGGCATCTCAAAGATTATTCAGAATGATCTTACACGGCAACGATGGTAGTTATTGGATATTAGGAAGGCCGTCTGATTTTGCGGGTTCCGATGATACACCAACTTGGTACGATACAGCTTTATTTACTTTATTTACCGCAGCCGGTAAAACAACTGTTGATTTTATTAATGAGGATTGGAATACAATTACATGGGAAGCGCCGCCGTGTCCGGTTAGCGGGGATCTTTATATGTGGGTAAACCAATTAAATCAAAATGCTGCAGCCTATGATAGTCATAATATAGAGTATGACAATCTTTCGTTTACATATATCGCATACATTAACGGTTCTTATCAATCGTATTCGGGTCAATCATCACAAATAGACCGGACACAAACAGGGTATTTAGCCAACAGGGATAAGAATGTTTATATTTCAGATTCACCGGCCCCGATTTTAAAAGGTGGACTTTTCCAATATAACAACTCGGCCTATTGGCTTTTCCCGAACTGGCTTAATGCCGGATCAAATGGGGGAACGTATATAGGATTACCCTCAACGGATTACCTTCATCCCTATGGGTACATACAGGCTTATGCAGTTTGGAACCAGTACAAAGGGTATAACAATGCTTTAACCAGGGGAATAGGAATAAATATTTTTCAAGGTTCGGTGGTGGGGTTAACAGATAATTGGCCTGATCTGATTTATAGGTTCACGTTGACCGATACCAATAACCAAACCAATAGTCGTTATTTTATCTTAATTTCGTTAGAACAAGATTGGAAAACCTGTATCTGGAGGGCTACTTTTGTAGAGGTTTATAACACGGTAATTTTTAAAAGCTACTCCGATACTTTGACTTTTAAATATATTTCGCAATAATCCGTACCCATGGCGAATAGAGTAAAAGGTAAAAATGTCATAATCGAGTTGCTGATCTCAGCGACTTACTACCCTTTTTTTTGCGGTAAGACAATGGAGTTCACACCCACCCAGCAGTTAGTGGAGATCACTTCAGTTAATTCCACCGTCTCCAGAGAGTACCAGGCGGGGATGAGGTCAACGACTTTGAGCATAGGGGGGGTTACGGTTTTGGATAACACAGAAAACCGGATAGCCGTTTCTTATCTTCTGCAGATAATGGGTACTGTTAAGACAATGAGGATAAGATTAATAGATGATGATGGGGATGGTATTGCAATAACCTTTTCAGCATTAATTACGAGCCTGGGGTTAAGTCGTTCCTTTGGTTCTTATTCTCAGTCAAGTGTGGATATGACAGTAACGGGTGATGTAACGGTAACAGTGATTGAGCCGCCCCCAGGTATTGTTTGTTTTGAGCCGCCTTTGTATATTGATTGTGTAGCTGGTGAGTATATTGTTTCTGATCCTTTACTTGATAATGACACTGCTGTTGTATTGGAGGTGTGCAGATCGGGGCTGCAGCATAATGAAGTCGGTGGCGCTCCGGGGAATCAGGAGTTTAGGTTTACAAATTCAAATGGCCATGTTCAGTTTGATTCAACAAATCCTTTTAATACGGGGGAGGTAATTTATATTCTTTATAAGTATCAGATATGATAACCAACCAAAAATTTACTTGTACGCCGGGGTTGTGGTATGTTAACTCACCGATACTGATGGGGGTTTATGTTTTGGGGGTATGGAGGAATGGGTTGGCACAAACAAAGATTGATTCAACTTTGACACCGGGCAGTGGGGAGTTTTATTTCATTTCAACGGGGGCGCTGCAGTTCGATCCGACAAATCCATTTTTTGGCACGCTGGCTGATGATGTTCGGGAGAATGTTTTTGTATTATTTGATGTATAATTTTACTTATGAAAAAGATAGTTATTTTATTATTGCTGATTACGGGGGTGGCATACGGGCAGACGCCCACAGGGTTTACTAAGATAAATTCAAGATATGAGTACCTGGCGATTGGTACTGATAGCGGGATATTGGTGCCGAGATATGCCGGGGTTCCGTCAGGGCTTCGTGGAGGGATGCCGAACTGGGCGGGACAGGTTGCGGTTGATACAATAAATAACAGGCTTTATTATTATTCCGGCGGGTCGTGGCGGTATTCAACAGCGGGGACGGGAGGCGGAACCCCTACATGGCAGCAAACCCTTACAGCAGGAAGTACGCTTACAGGGAATAATACTATTGCAGGAGGGGGGTTTAATTTTACTTTCCAAAATGCTTCCGTTTTTTCTCCAAAATTTGAAGCAACAGATACAACAGATGCGGGGACTCCGGCAGCAGCATTTAGAATAGTAAGAACTTTGGGGACAGGATTTAATACAAGCGGGCATGGCTTTCGTGACCAAACAGTTTTTAACCGGGCAGCTAATAACGCTTATTGCGCTTTTGATGCAGCACACACAATTTCAGGAACTACGAACACTGACCACTCAATAGGATTTCAGGCAAGAAATGTTTATAATAGCACAGGCAGAATTTCAGATTTATATGGTGGGGCAACATTAATGTCTGCAACGGCAGCAGGAAATGTTACAAGGGCTTACGGGTGGGAGGTTTACGATATTACAAATAGCGGCGGTGCGACTATTGACACCTCTTTTGGATTTCATGTTAAACAATTAAGTGCAGCAACTAAAAATTATGCCTTTGCTTCGGAGGGTACAACGCCGTCTTTTATGTTAGGCAAATTATCAATAGGGCAAAGAAATCCTACATACCCACTTCATGTTTATTCAGCAACTTTAGCAGCAGCATCAGAAGATACTATATTTTATTTGGAAGGCGATGCAGGGCGTGGAAATTTCGGCATAACTAATTGGGGAACTGTTTATATCGGTCAATCAGATGGGGCGGGAGCATCTCTTGGACAGATTT